CGGAGCGCTACGCGGACAGCTACCAGTGGCGCTGCTACCTGTCGTGGTTCGGATTCGACTGGTTCACCTACAACGTGTTCGAAGCGTATCAGCCGGCCGCTGAGCCAGGACTGTACATCGTGCGCAACCTGCACCCGCTCACGTTCACGCGCTATCCCGAACTGGACGCGGACGTTGCCCGCGTGGCGCGCGACTACGTGCATTTCATTCGTGAGTACGTACCGGAGCTTGCCGCGTTATGAGCCGAACCTTTGTGCTGCGCGCGCCCGAACACGCGCAATCCATGCTGGCGTACATCAAGGCCAACGCGGGCCCGCAGGCGGCCGCCAGGAAGCCGCTCGTCATCACGGTGGACATTTACAAGGCGCGGCGCACCAGCGATCAGAACCGCATGCTGCACGCCCTGCTGAACGACATTGCCGAACAGGCCGTGATCGACGGCAAGCAGTTCGATGTCGAGACATGGAAGGACTGGATCAAGCGCCGGTTTATCGGCATCGAAGAAGTGACCATGCCGGACGGTAGCCGGCTCGACAAAAGCATCAGCACCACCACGCTCAACGTGGGCGAGTTCAGCGAACTCATCGAACGCGTCCGTGCGTGGGCCATTAACGACCTCGGCATTACCCTTTCCTAGGAGCCCGCATGTTCGCCGTAACCAACCACCTCGCGAAGATCGTCAGCGTCACCAACGTATCGGAGAAGCACGGGAAAGAACGTGTCCCGGCTCTCTCGGTCGGCCTGTATCTCGTCGGCTCCGGCTCGATGCTCGACCAGTTCGACAGCGCGCTGCGCCCGATGCTTTATCGCAAGCCGCAGCCGACGCCCGGCGGCCTGCCGCTCGAATACGACGACAACGAACTGACCGAGCTGCGGTTTCCGTTCATGCGCAATCTCGCTTGGGATCGCAAATACGCCGGCTACATGCTGCGCTTCCGCATCGGCGCGAGCGGCGCAGACGATGTTCTGTTGGCCGAATGCGGCCTGAAGGACATTCGCTTTGTGGCGCAGGAAGGCGGATCGGTCGGCATCGGGTTCAAGGTCACGGCGCACCCGAAGGATGAAGTCGACCACGGGAAAATCTGCGTGCGTTTGCAGCAGGAAATATTCGTCGACCTGACGCCACCGGACACGATGCCGACGCTGTTCGACGGACAGAACGAAGACGCGGACGACGAGCGCGATCCGTTCGAAGGCAGCGATCTGGCGCAGGACGAAACGCGTATCGACTAACCCCCCGCGCGCAGTCCACGCCGGTCTGCGCGTTTCCCGGTGCTCGTACGGGCCGGGCTTTTTATACCGAGTGCCATGGCTGCGTATTACAACGACACCGATCCATACGCAGCGCAGTGGCTGCGCAACCATTAGAGGTTTCCGTGAGCAACATCTATCGGCACAAGTTCTTTTCGCATTGCCCGAACAACGGGCAGCCGATCGAATACACCGTCGAGATCACTGTGCCGAAGACCTCGAAGATCATGGTCGAGCACATCGTGACCGCCGGAAGGCTGTGCGACAACGCCTACCACGAACGCATCGCAGACTGCTTCTTCGATCAATTCGGCGGCCAGCAGGTAATCACCGCGCACCATCACGGCGTCGATATTGAAACGCGCCGTGGGTTCGCCGACGAGATCTGCTGCGACGGACGGCTGACGCAGCGCGTAATCGTAGGCAACACGACCTACGAGAAAGGCGTTGAGGCAATCCACGCGATCAAGGCGGCATCGCGGCAAGCAACCGGTTGCGACCCATACTTCGACAAGGAATGCGCATGAAAGTCTATCTTTGCGGTCCAATCAATGGTTGCACCGATGCGGAATGCAATGACTGGCGCTCATACGCAAAGAGCCGCCTGCCTGACACGCTGGATCCGATGCGGCGCGACTACCGCGGTCGCGAAGCTGAATCGGTCAATGAGATCGTCGAACTCGACAAGCGCGATGTGGCTGCGAGTGATGTGATTCTGGCGAATTGTCCGAAGCCCAGCGTTGGCACGAGCATGGAGGTTTTCCTTGCATGGCAGCAGGGCAAGATCGTAATCGCCGTCGCACAAGAGCCGGTGAGTCCGTGGCTTCGGTATCACAGCACAAAGATCGCACCGACCATCAAGGACGCCATCGACTGGTTGGAAAGCATCTAATGATTCCGTATCACGGATTGCCCATTACGCCGGCCACGGCTGCGACGTACGCAATCTCGGGCGGTCATGCGTTCGTTTGCTTCCGGCACCCCGACCAACTTGGTCTTGTTCTTGAAGTCTGCCAAAGTTTTGCGGCTGATAACGGAGCCTACCCAGCATGGCGCAGTGGCGATCCTGTAACGGATTGGAGCGCGTACTACGCTTGGATACGCGAACTGATGCGGTACCCGAGTTTCGATTTCGCAGTTATTCCTGACGTGATTGACGGCAGCGAGGCAGAGAATGACGCATTGATCGCTGAATGGCATGCGCAAGGCTTTCCGATCTGGGTCGGCGCGCCAGTGTGGCACATGCACGAAGACCTGGATCGTCTCAAGCGACTTGCGAGCATTTATCCTCGGATTTGCATCGGCAGCTCGGGCGAATACGCTGCCATCGGCACAGCAAAATGGTGGAACCGGATGGCTGAAGCTATGGATGCGATATGCGACGAGACGGGGAGACCGATTTGCAAGGTCCACGGCCTGCGCATGCTCGATCCTGATGTGTTTACCCGACTTCCGCTCGCGAGTGGCGACAGCACTAACATCGGCCGCAACATCGGGATCGACAAAGCTTGGCGAGGTACCTACACGCCACCCACGAAAGAGGCTCGAGCGCTTGTCATGCGACAGAGAATCGAGGCCCATCAATCAGCGACGAGATGGAATCGGGAAAGCGCTCCGATACAGAGCGGCCTCGATCTATTCGCAGCCTAACCACCCTCTAGCCGGCCATCCGGCGAATATTTAGGGGCGATTGAGCGCCTAACCCACCGCACAACCATTAGAGGACGTTGACATGCCCGCAGCGAAACAGGCAAAGCCGGATTGGCTGAAAGCGAAAGTGCACACCTCGCGCATGACGATGGACATCGACGGACCATTGAAGGCGGCACTGCCAGATCTGCTTTACATGCTCGACACGCCGTCGCGCGAGAAGGCGCTCGCAAAGATGAAGGAAATTCACGATGACATCTGCAAGCGCGAGCAAGAGCAAGAATCTGGTGGTGTGGCCGCCTAACTCAACGTGCAACCATTAGAGGCTTACCCGATGTCGTTTCGAACGATCGTTGCAGACCCTCCGTGGTGGCCATCGCTACACAGGAACACGAAGGGTCGAACGAACCCGGGCGCATACCGTCCGGGCCCGCAGCATTTCTACCCACTCATGAATGTTGACGACATCTGCCGGCTCGTACCGCCGAGCGCGAAGCAGGCGCACCTCTGGCTATGGGTCATCAATCAGCACATCGATTGGGGCTATCAGGTAGCGCGCGCCTGGGGATTCGAGCCGCAGCAGATGATCACTTGGTGCAAGCCGGGGTATGGAACGGGTCAATTCCAGGGGAACAGTGAGCATGTACTCGTTTGCCGCAAGGGATCACCGGCAGGCAATGCATTCGGCAAGACGGGCGGCACGCACTTCAAATGGCCGCGCGGGCGGCACAGCGAAAAGCCGACCGAATTCTTCGAACTCGTCGAGCGCGTATCTCCTGGCCCCTATCTGGAGATGTTCGCGCGCACCGAGCGTCGAGGCTGGGAGCGATTCGGCAACGAGGTCGAATCAACCGTCCAGATAGCAGCGTGAGGATCGGCATGACTATCGAATCAACAGCATCGTCTAACAGCAATAGCGCTGATGCAGGGGAGGGATCGTGAGCAATTACGACGACCTGATTGTGAGACTGCGCGCTGGAGCAACCGTGCCTTTGGCATACAAGATTGAGCATCAGCCTCCATCCAGGAAGCCTCCATCCAGGAAAGAGTTGGAAGCCGCCGATGCACTCGAAGCGCTCCAGCGCGAGCGCGACGAACTATCCAACGCACTTGCCGCAGCCAAAGCCGACGCTGCAACCGCATGGGAGCGTCACGCAATGGCGAACCGTCTCGGCAACGCAGCGCGGCAGGAACTTGCCGACGCGAAGCAGGGGACCGAAGACATTCGCGCCGTTCTCAAAGCCGTCAGCCCGCGAGCATTTGCGCAGATGGAGAAGATAAGGAGTGAGGCGTGAACGATGACCTTGCTGCGCGTTTGCGCGATGCACACAAGAGGGACATTGTTGATTTCGACTTGTATCTAGACGCAGCTTCTGCCATTGAGGCGCTGCACATTGACGCCAATCGATATCGCCACCTCCGAGAATGCAACAGCGGCTCGCTGGTGATTGTCCACATTCTTGGCGTAGGCGACGACGATCAAGTCGTGTTGACCGAGACTGACGCAGATGCTGCGCTCGACGCCGCAATTAAATCCGGGAGCGAGGGATAGCCATGCCGATACCCAGCGGAATCTATATCGAAGGCTCATGCGAGCGCAAATGCTGCGAGCTGATCGACCTGCGCGGCCCGATGTGCATCGAGGAAATGGCCGAGCGCACCGGGCATCACATCGTCTCGATCCGCAGCGCGGTATCGAAGGCGGTCAAGGGTGGCTATCTCAAGCGAACGGGCAAGGTCGTGCGCCGTGGCACCGGTCACCCGAAGCCGACGTACAGGCGCACCAAAAAGCCTCTGCCGGCGGTTCTAAAGGAATTGCATCCGCTGCCGCTCGCGCAGAGGTTCCGGGCGTTCCGGCATCCGTTTGACGTTGCTCTGTTTGGCGAATATGCGAGGGCATGATGGAAACGAACGATATCAATACCGCGGTGCGGGCCGTCGAAATATACGCTGCGCGCCATCCGAGGCCGACGCAGGTTAACCAGAAGCAGGCGGCTGAAATGCTCGGCGTGAGCCCGCGCACGGTGCACAACCTGCTGAAGTCCGGCGTCCTCAAGCTCAACCGGTGCGGGCTCATTCCGGTCGAGATGATCGACGCCGCGCTGCGAGCCAGCTAGATGCGCGCTGCTATATCTTCCTCGCTCTCGCGGTAGTACACCCTCGAGAGCATCTCCAGATCCTTGTGCCCGCTGATCTTGGACAGCGTGAGCACATCCACCTTACGGGCAAGCCGCGTCAGAGCCTCCGCGCGCGTATCGCGGAACTGGATGCCCTCGATCCTGCATCGCGCCTTCGCCTTGCGGAACAATGTGTCCAGCGATTCGGCGTCGACGGTGAAACAGCGTTCGCGGTCCGCGACAGGCTTCAGCAGACGCACCGCGTGTCGCGTCAGCGGGATGCGCCGCGGCTTCTGCGTCAGATACTGCGTCTTGTGTTGCACCGTCGCCACGCGGCGCTCGATATCCAGCGTGCCCTTCCCCAGCCTCAATATCTCGCTGACGCGCATGCCGGCGCGCAGCGCGACCAGAAACGCCAGCGCCACTTCCTGACTTTTCGTCTCCGGCGCCACGCCAGACACATAACCGAGCGCGCGCACCAGCGGCCGCACTTCTTTCCACGGGTCGACGCGGCGATCGCGCGGCGGGGCCTCCAGCGGAATCTTGAGACCGTCGAATGGGTGATGATGGATCCAGTGCCATTCCTTGCGCGCGGTGATGAATACGTTGCGCAGCAGGTTGATGTCGCGCACCACCGAGGACGCCGACACCTTTTTCAGGCGCGCGTCGCGCCATTCGACGAGCTGAGGCGTCTTGAAGTCGGCCAGGTGCAGCGCGGCCAGATGCGGGAAATCGCGTTCGAACGCGGCGAGGCGCAAGCGCTCCTTGTGCTCGCCCTGCTTCGTGCTGGACACGTCGCGTACGTAGCGCGCGAACGCGTCGGATACGGTATGGATTTCGGCCGCGTCCGCGCCCTGTCGCGCCCGTATCTCAGTCTCGCGCGAACTAGCCCATATCTTAGCCTCGCGTTGAGTACGGAACACTTTCGTCTGCCTCACCCCATACACAAAAATATGGGCTCGCCATCCGTCACCATGCTTGGTAAATGAAGCCATGAGTAGTGCCCTGAGTGATCCGTGAGCAGCGGAGTGTACAAATTTCCTTTCCAGGCGGCAAATACGAGCACCCAACCCTCTACGCAGACCCTTGATTTCATTATATTTCCGATTTAAGCAGCAACAACCGGAAGTGCTGTTGGTACCGGGGACCGGACTCGAACTCCCATAAATATGTGGATTTTCGCCCATCGTGCGTAGATAATGAGTACTCGTGTACGCAAAAAGGGGTTGCAATGGCAAGCGTCTTCAAGCACGGCGACGTATGGCGCGTCCAAGTGAAAGTTGGGAAGGTGCGACAAAGCGCGACTTTTAGCGCCGAGGAAGACGCCAGAGGATGGGGGCGTGCCATAGAAGAAAAGCTACGGAATCGGCAGCAGGCTGAAAAGCTTCTAGAACTCGGCGTTAGACCGAAGCTTTTCCCCATTCGGGTGTTTCAAGCCATGCTGACGGTGCCTGTAAGCGCGGCTGAAATTATCGAGTCTTCCATTCCAAAATCATCTTTTTGCGGGATCTACTTCCTCATCAAAGACGAACAGATCGTCTATGTCGGCCAGTCGCGCAATGCCATGAGGCGCATTACCCGGCATATCGATGAAGGGAAGGAATTCGACAGATTCGCAATGGTTGCGTGCGAGGAGCAGGACCTCGATAGGCTCGAGAGGACTTATATAACGGCTATCGTGCCCGAGGGGAATATGACATTCGGGAATCCAATGAAGTGAACGGCTGATGTATCATCGGCCATCGCAAAACGTGTAAAAAATTCAAATGGCATCGCGAGAGACAAACAACTTTGACGCTGTGCGCGTGATTGCTGCCGGCTCGGTCCTCACCGGTCACATGTGGCCGACCCATCACCACGTATCGCCATTCGGTGACCTGTCCGCGTTCGGCGTGTTCACGTTCTTCGCGATCAGCGGATATCTGGTCAGCGCAAGCTGGGAGCGCGATCCGAACGCCTTTCGGTTCCTCGCGCGCCGCGCGTTGCGCATCCTGCCGGGGCTCGCCTGCGCTCTGCTCATTGCCGCGTTCGTGATCGGGCCGCTGGTGACTGATCTGCCGCGCGCGCAGTACGTCCACGAGCCGGGAGTGCTGGCGTATGTCGAGTCGATCTTTCTCTACCCGATGCAGTTCGAACTGCCGGGCGTGTTCGTGCACAACCCGCTGCCATACTCGGTGAACGATTCGCTGTGGACGATCCCGACAGAGGCGGCGCTGTATCTGTGCCTCGCGGCGATCGGTATGACGCTGTGGCGGGTCAGGAGCGCGCGGATACCGATGCTTGTAACGCTGCTTGCTGCCGGATTTGCGCTGGAAATCACGCCGTCGCCACTGATCGCTCAGGAGACGGCGCGCAACGCGACGTGCTTCGTCTATGGCGCGCTGCTGTGGCAACTGCGCGGGAAAATCCCGTTCGTGTCGTGGGCATGGATGCCGGCCGCGGCCTTCATCGTGGTGATGCGCACGGCGACCGAGGCGCAGGTGTGGGCGATGATGCTGGCGATACCGTACTGCATGATTTCATTCGGGGCTGCATCGACCGCTTATGTGCGCCGCGTTGGCCGCTTCGGCGACTTCTCCTATGGCCTCTATATCTATGCGTTCCTGATCCAGCAGACGCTGATGCACGCGTTCCCGCGGCTTGGCTTCGGCGCGTTCTTCGCAACCGCTGCCGCGCTGTCGATCGGTGCCGGCCTGCTGTCATGGCACCTGATCGAGAAGCGCGCGCTGCGGTTCAAGCCATTAGCGAATGCGAAGCCAGCACAGCGTGCCGGTGCCGGAATTGGTGCCGCCGCTGAAGGTTGACGCAGCAACTAGGAACACGGTGGTCGTGGCCGTGAACTTGTAGAACTGCTGCGCGAGCGCATACGACTGGCCGAGCCCGGTTGGGAAAGACAGGTTCAGCGAGTTCGTTAGCGTACCGTTCGTCGCCGATGTCGTGCTGGTACTGCCGCTCGTCAGTGTCATCGTGGTGCCGGCCGCCGGGTTGAATGCGATGTTCCCGCCGATCTGATACTCGCCTGCTGCGAGGCTGACGCTGGTGATGTTCGTGAGCGTGCCGCTCGTCAGCGATACGCCGCTGCCGGTCTGGCATTTGTTCTCCCCGACCACTCCCGCCGGCGCGGTGCTTGCGCCGGTCACGCCGACCACCCCTGCGGTGTTCGCGAAGGTAACACCTGAGCCATTGAAGCTCGCCACTGGCGAACCAGCATTCGTGATCGACACGTTGTTACCGTGGGTACCGTCGAAGATCTGGATGCCGCCGCCGCTACTCACGCCAGTCACTGTCGAGATCGAGTAGCCGGCCGCAGGCCCCTGCACATTGCCGGTCGACACTAGCGTGCTGCCGGTGATCGTGCCCGTTGCGCTGAGCGACGTGAATGCGCCTGCTGCGGGCGTCGTGCCCCCAATCGCGGGCGGCATCGCAAAATTCAGGTTCGCGCTATCCCACGGCGTAGCGCCGTTGAAGGTCGGGCGCACCGAAAACGTCTGCCCGAGCGACCATGTATTTGCGGTGTTGAGCAGCGGAACGACCGACCCGCTGGTGCCCGTGTTCGCAGTAGCCGCCGTCCCGAGACCGAGGTTCGTTCGCGCACCCGATGCAGTGTTCGCGCCAGTGCCGCCTTGGGCGATGCTCAGCGCCGTCGTCAGCCCCGCGAGAGACGTGATATTGCTGTTCGCGCCGGAAGTTGCGACCGCCGAGTTGCATCCGAACCCCGACCCGTTTGTCCACTGCAGCGCTTGCGCGGCGCCATTGCATCCGGTAACAGTGACAGCGGTCACACCCGCAGTTGCATTCGTCGCGTTCCCGATAAGCGAATTGGCCGCGATAGCCGCAATGCCACTCAGACCGATGCCACCCCATGCCGGGGGCGTCGACGCGCCGGCCGACACCACGACTTGCCCAGCAGTCGAGCCAGCCGGATTCAGGAGTTGCACCGGGACCGTGGTAGCGGCGAATGTGGCCGATGCAAAGAGCGCGAGCGCCGCGCCGAGGAGTTTTCTCATGTCATTCACCTATAATGTCGATCGAGAGCGAATGCGCAGGCTGATGCGCGCGAAAGAGGTCACAGTCGCTTTGGGCGACTGGAATCAAGGCTACTGGGATAAGCACACTCCACGGCTGGCCACGTGGACTGAGAGCCCCCAGCGGATTCGCAGGCTGGAATCAAGCCGGAGATCAGCGCCGGCCGCTCTTCCCTTCCCACGTTCATTTCCCATCCGGAATCACGGCGTCGTCGCCGATGGTTGAGGTAAGCGCGTTATCGCAGTGGCCGGGGTTGATCCAGTTGAGCGCAGCACAGAGCAGGCAACCCCACTTGCGACCGGCGTTGCGCGCCTTCGCTGCGCGTTCGCTGATCGTCTCGTTCGGCGATCCGCCGGCGAGCGTGTTGCCGGCTTCGTCTAGCAGGATCAGCAGGTTCAGGAGATAGCGGGCGACCGGGTTCACTTGCTGACTCCCTTCACGCGCTCAAACGAGTGCAGGCCGCCGAGGCCCAGCATGCCGAGCAGCACGGGCATCATTTCCGACAGGTCAGCCGGCGCAATGGTGATCGGGTGACCGAGCGCGATAAGCGCGAACTTCGTGACCGGCAGGCCGATCCAGTTCCACGCGCAGCCCGCGCCGCATACCCAGCCGATGAACGGGCGCCAGCCGGCGACGAAGCTGCTTTCGTTGGCCGCCTCGGCCTTGTTGATGTCCAGTTGCCCGGTGATCTGCGCAAGCTCGCCGGTCTGCTGGAGTTGCAGCAGTTGCAACTTGGCCTGTGCGGCCTGCGCCGGGTCCGGCCAGATGCGGTCGATGATGCCGCCGACGACATTGGTTACCGCGGTGATTGGATCGAGAGCAGCCATCGTCATTCCCCTGTACGCATCATCTGCGCGAGTCGTTGCGCGCGAGCGCCGACCTGTTCGGCCCACGCGGAGTTAAGCATCCCTGCCGCGGCGTCGGCATATGCGCCCTGCCGCATCGAGTTCAGCGTGTTCTTGAAGCCGACCAGCTTGCTCATGCCGAGGTTGAAGCAGAGATTGCACAGCACGCGCTGGCGCACATCGTTCAGATCCGTCCACCACGGCAGCGCGCGGTTCAGGTCGCCGTAGACGTTCTGCAGGTCGCCCTGCAGCAGCGTGTCTACCTGATCGTCGGTGAGCGGATAGGACCAGCCAGCGGGCAGCGGCGAGGCCTGCAGGTTGTGCCCGACGCCGACTGTCGGGATACCCTTCGTGTCGGCATACGGCGTGTATCGCACGCCCTCGTCGCGCTTCAGTTCGACGATGAGTTGCGCTTCATTCTCAGGGTTCATTGAGCACCTTCTTTCCGTTGTTGCGGATCAGGTAGTAGGACTGCAGGCCGATATAGAACAGCGTCGCGACCGACACCAGTGCGGCGAGATACCAGTTCAGGTCGTGGCTGTTGAACCACTGCCACCATTGGAATCCGCTCGCGCCGATCGGCGGTGCCGACTGCACTGCGGCCTTTGCGATATCGTTTTTCATCAAATCCCCGTTCATGTGGTCACTTCGTGTACAGGACAATCGAAGGCGTCCCGGCCGAATAGGCAACGCTGAAGCTGTCGCCCGGAGACAGCGGGAAAATGCCGATCGTCAGCCCCAGCGAGTTCGCGACACCGCCGCGCGTAAGCGAGGTCGACGTAACGGTCGCGCCAGACAGCGTGATCTGCTGATCGTTGTCCGTGTTATTCGTATAGTTGAAGGTGTTCGGGCCGGCGGGCGGCGTGAGCGTCTTCTGGCGCATCGGCACGATCACCTGCGTCTGCCAGTCGCGGCAGCCGTTGAAGCGCGCGTTGCACACATCAACGTCATCGCCGATCAGGAAGCCGCCGCCTGGCGTGCGGTTCACGTAGACATTCGAGAAGGTCGGATGCCGCACGCCGGTCGGCAGTTCGATTACCTGATGGTTTCCGCCGAGCCACGTCGAGAACAGCGCCGATGCGGAGATCGTGACGCGCGTGGCCGTGTCGACGTTGAACGAGTTTCCAAGGCCCTGATCGAACACGTCGCGCGTGGCGTTGGCCTCCATGTCGACGCCGAAGAACCTGTTCCACGTCGCGGTGGTGCCGAGGATGATGCCGCTATCGCAACCCTCCGCGGTACCGCCGATGAAGATGTTGCCCAGCGTGTCCTCGAGCAGGATGCCCGCGCCGCCGCCCGTGCTCAGACCTTCCCACACCGTGTTTGCGAAATAGCAGTACGAGGTCGATTCGCCCGCATTGCGCAGCGCAAGGTGCAGCCCGTTCTTCGGCTGGCCGCCGACCCAGCCTAGCGTCTCGTTTGCCGAAGCAGTACACCCGCTGAAATCCGTGCACACCGCGAACTCTACTTCGAAAGCGTTCGACGAAGTGCCACAACCCTGCACGCGGTTATTGCGCAGGTCGGAGTGGTGAATGCTGCGCACGAAGAAGCCGTGGCCGGCGCTCGCGGGAGCCTGCACGATGAAGCCGGTGAACGTCACGTTGTAGGTGAACGTATTGACCGTGCTGCCAGTGTCCAGAATGACCGCGTTGCCCGTGCCGGTGTAGTCGAGTATGACTTCGCCCTCCGCGACGATCTCGGCGTTCTGGATGGCCCAGTTCGGGCTTGTGGTGTATTTGTACATGCCAGCGGTGAAAACCAGCTGGTACGCCTGCGCATTCGCCGCGATGAACGCCTGCGCGGCCGTGATCGCCGCGGTATCGTCGGTCGTGCCGTCACCCTTCGCGCCGAAATCCTTGACCGTGACGCGCTCGCGCAGTTTGTCCTGTACCGTGCGACGCACCGCGCCGTTACCCGCCTGGATAAACGACAGCTTCGTGCTCTGGATATTCGCGTTCGGCGCAACCGTGATGTCCGTCACACTGCCCGATGCCGGCGTGCCGATCGCAATCGTCGAACCGATCTTGACGGTTACCTCGGTGATGCCGATCGGGATAGGCGAGTTGAACGTGAGCGTCGTGTTCTCAACGCCGGCCTGATCGTCGGCCTGATACACGCCGTCGAAGAAAATCCACGTGTTGTCGATCGAACCGGGACCGACAGAAAGCGTGAGCTGAGTGGTCGTGCCCGGAGTAAAATCCGTTCCGGCGATGAACACGTCATCGGTTATATTGCCGGTCAGGTTGGAGTTGGCGTCCTGGGTTATCTGATCCCAGATCAGGTTTCCGTCGACGTCGTACACCACCTGGCGGTAGACGCCCGAGCCCCAGATGACCGCCTCACCCGATGCATCCAGAATCACCGGGTTGGTGTTCAGGATCGTCT